CGACCGCCGCAACGGAAGAACTAGAAACTAAGAAAAAAATACAAAGCAGATTTCCTGACGGTTGGAAAGATATGTATATGCAGTTAGGTGAACAAGACAAGCAGGTGTTTTGGAAAAGCATTGTAAAAGAAATAAAAATATCCCCCGACACTTACGTGGAGGATATTATATTTTTTTAGTTTTTGTTATACAGTAACTAGCCGTAACCACCAGGTTAAGGTCAGTTACCGTATAACAAAATATGATAGAAATAAAGGAGAAGTAATTATATTATACAAGAAGAAAGAGGACGTTTCAA